AGGAAGTTTTTTATCTTGTGGTACAAGTTTCTTGTTCTTCACAGTGCTCATATACTGTTTGCTGATATCACTGCGAAACTTGCCATCTACACGCTGACTGTTAACCATTCTAGCACTTAATGCTGTGCGTTCGCCTGCATTACTACGTCCATAGTCTGCACTAACACGTCTTGCAGCTTTAAGAAAACTACTGTCGATACCTAGTTGCTTTTGCTGACGCATTAGGAATGTTCTGTCCATTGCAGTGCTATCTTTACCATTAATGATGTCTCGTAAATAACGTTTGAATCCTATTTCGTCAAACTTAACAGTGCCTGTTACACCTTTATACTTGCTAGGATTATTAAGAATACTTGCAAGGTTGTGCAAGTCTGTAGCGCCAGGTTTTACACTAGCAAAGTTCATATTTCTCAATGTATCTCTTGCATATTTTTTAGCAAACGCAGGATTTTCAAAACGCATTTGCTGTAACATCAACAGTTGTTCAAAATAACTTTCAGCCACATCACTAGCATCTCTGCCAACTGTATCGTTAGCATTGCGAATATAACGTGCTTCTGTTATTTCTTCTCTAATAAACTCAAATGCCATTTTATTTCCCGTTTAACATTTTTTCAATACGAGCAAGCTCTTTTGCATAATCAATCCCGCCTGCTTTTGTACCTTTGTCAGTTTTTACTTTACTATCACCTCTTGCCTTAAATGTGCTTAGTTTCTTAGGTGCTTCTTTGCCTTTGTAGATAATATCTTCAGGACCTGTGCCGTCTTGTGGAAACGGAACATTAGGAAACATAACCGGAGGTACAATAGGTCTAGGTAGCACTCTCTGTGGTCTCACAGGACGTTGTGGTTGTGTCCTAGGCGCAAGTCTAGGATTTACTCTAGGATTAGGATTAGGATTAGGATTTGCTCTAGGATTTGGGTTAGGTCTAAGTCCTGGTTGTACATTTGGCAGAGGATCAGCTTGAGGCTTAGTGCTTGGCTGAGGCTTAGTGCTTGGCTGAGGCTTTGTACTTGGCTGAGGCTTTGTATCTGGCTGTGGCTGAGGCTTTGTATCTGGCTTAGTACTTGGCTGAGGCTTTGTACTTGGCTTTGTACTTGGCTCAGGCTTATTATCCGGTTTGTTGTCGGGTTTGTTGTCCGGCTTAGTCTCTGGCTTTGTATTTGGCTTAGTGCCGGGTTTAGTTCCTGGCTTTTTACTTGGTCTAGTACCAGGACCTGGCTTGCTCCAATCTGGATCTGCATCTGGATCACTTTTACCAGGCTTACTAGGCTTGGCAGGCTCTTCAGGTTTTTTAGGATCAGTCCAGTGTGGTAGCCAATCGGGCCACCAACTTGGTCTACCAGCTGGTTTCTCTGTTGGCTTTTCGTCAGGCTTTGGCTTTTCGTTAGGCTTTGTTGGCTCAGGATCATTAGCCGGCTTACCTGGATCTTTTTCAGGTTTTACACGAGGTTGTGGGTTGTCCGGTCTAATAGGAACCTGAGGTTTTGGCTTAAATGGTACTACATTTGGTTTAGCGGGGTCTTGTCCAGGATCGTTAGCCGGTTTATCATCAGGCTTAGTCTCTGGTTCTGTTTCTGGAGCAGGTTCCGATGGTGCTGGTGCAGGATCATCTAGTGGCAATGGCTCTGCTCCTCCTACAACAATACTTAAACCACCTGGTGTTATTTCCATGTGTTTAATCTTGCCATTATCGTTTATGTATACTTGATCACCATTTTTTAGATTCTTGCCATTGTTTATATAGTCATTATAACTATTAAAACTAGGAATACTGTCAACTTCTACTTTGATGCCATCAGCCTCTAACTCTTTTTTTAGTTGGGTAGTTGACTGTGATTTGTCTGGTGTGACTGTAGTTTCTAACGGACTATCCCAGTTAGTTGCAAGATCGTAAATATCATATCCTATTAGTGCAATATTTGTAAGCAATGCCACAACAGGAGCAGCTGGGCCTGTAAGTCCACTTACTCCTGTACCTACTGCGTGTCTGCCAGCAGTTCTTGCACCCCAGGCTGAAAGTTTACTCCAAAAACTTTTTGGTTTACTTTTAATAATCTCTTGTGCGTCTTTTATTGTGCTTGGATCTACATTACGCAACTTTTCCCTGGCTTTTTTCATGTCAATAACCTCACCAGGTTTGACATTATCGTTTGCTGGAGGAATATTTAGGTTCCAGTTTCTAGATCCAGTGCCGCTTGGATTTAACGCTCGTGCTGGTTCTTCTAGTAAGGTTTGTTTGTTAGGATCAAACTCATCAAAGCGCATTACTTGCTCCAATTCTTGATAGCATTGAAGTTATTTTTACTGAACTCCATTCTATCAACCAGTTTCACTGCTTCGCTGTTTCCGCCAATAGCGACAAACCCTTCTGGGTTAACTACGTCATAGCCTTTTTCTGTGCGCATGAGTGATTTTATACTGTCTACTTTATTCAACTTATTTAGTAGCATGTTTTTTAGTGCAACAATGTCCTTGTACACTGCTAGAGCACTTGCAATACCTTGCATGTTATCCTGTACAAACTTGTTTTGTGCATTTAGTTTATCAATACGAGCTTTCATTGCAGGTGCTTCTGGATCTTGATTTTTTAGTTTGGCAGCATCCTTTTCAATAACACCTTTGTACCACTGAATAAAATCATTGGCAAAGTCTTGTGGATCTGCTATTTGTGTATCGCTTCTGCGGATTCGTGCATTGATGTAAGTCATAAACAGTTTGTAGTAGTCATTGTTACGATCTGTTACTGCATCAAAGTTTGCAGTTTTGATTGCACTAGCCGCAGCGTTTAAGCCTTTTAGTATGTTGGCGTTTTCTGCTTGAGTCAAACTTGCTTGCCCGCTAACATCTTTGTATACAGCATCATCAAACCATACACTACCACTAGCATTTAGTCCACTTACATCTGCACCAAAACTTGCTTGCATGTTAATAAAACTATCGCCTGTGTAAGTTGTGTGAAAAATGATTCCTAACTTACTAGCACCAATACGCTGACCTAGTTTACTGTCTTTAGGTACTGCATAAGCAATAGTGTTAGGTTGGAATACCCAGCATTCTTCACCGTCAACGTTACTGCTTTCTAAGTCATTGTCAGTATACATCATGTCGCCTTGCAGTACACCTTTGATGCCAAGTTTGCTTAGTTCTGCAAGTGCAAGTTTCATTTTGTAGTTTAGTTGTTCACTAGGAATGTCGTTGTCTATGTCAGCGTTGCTTTTGTATACTTTGCCTGTCCATTCGCCTGCTTTGTTTTTGTTGAAGATGCTTTTCTTAGCAACAAAGAACTTGCCATCTGCTGGATCAATGCCTGTAAAGATAGCAGGAGCACCGTCCCACTTAACAGTAACATTACTATTAGCAGTGCCGCCATGCTCTAGCATATCCCTGACGCTGTTAATATAGCGCAAGGCTTCGTTAGCACCCTCTGCACCTTTAAAGAATATTAAATCTTCAATGTGCTCAAGGTGTGTGTTTTTTCCATCAGTATCTACAACTTCAGATACTTGTTTTATTTCTTTGAAGCGCATGCTTCGTTGACTCGTCTAATACCTCGCACAAAACGCTTTGTATCCTGATGCTTGATGCTGTTGAGCAATCTGCGCTCTAAGTCACCAGCAGTTTCAGAATCATAGTTTTTATGCATTTCCTGGATAAGATTGATTGCACTTTCTATTACATTTGTTGCACGGCTTTCCATAACATGCTTGCGATCCTTTTCTACAATCATGCTATTAAGCTCGTGCAGTATGCTTCTAGTCTGTTTTTTCACGGCTTTCACCCTTATCGTTTTTAGTATTTATCGCTTGTCAGTGTATTACTATTTTTAGTTTTATGTGTAAATAGTACTGTACATTATTGTACACAGAGGAGAAAGAAATGTCAACTATAGAAGACCCCGGGTTGCACTTTGCAACTCTGGCTAAAATAGCCTATATGACTGAAAAAGACAGTAAACCTATTGCCCATACGCTGGGATACACTAACACAAAACTTATTGATCGTAAAGGTGCAGAGTGCTTGTTCCTTGAAAACAGTGAACGTATTGTGCTTGCATTTAGAGGCACAGAGCCAAAAGAGTTTAGTGATATCAAAGCAGACCTTAAAGCATGGAAACGTCCCAGTGACACAGAGGGAATGGTGCATGCTGGCTTTTATGATTACCTAGAGCGCATCTGGGATACTGTTGAGAACCATATTAACTATGGCAAACGTGAAGAAAAACAATTGTACATATGTGGACATAGTTTAGGTGGTGCAATGGCAACACTTGCTAGTAGTAGACTTAACGACAGAGTAGTTGCTTGCTATACATACGGAAGTCCTCGTGTAGGTGGGCGTGATTGGCTTGCAAAGCAGACGTTTGAAAATCACCGATATGTAAACAACAATGATATTGTTCCTCGTGTACCATTTGCAATCATGGGATTTAGACACTATGGTGAACTACACTATATTAACTACTATGGCAATCTGCGTAAACTTACACCTTGGCAGAAATTTAAGGACAGTTGGCGTGGACGCTTTCGTGCATGGAGTAAACTAGAACTATTTGATGGTGCTAGAGATCACAGCATGGATGCATACGAAAAGAAAATCGCCAAAAACTATTAATCACATCAAGCCTTTGACTAAATAAAAGTGTAGCAGAAATGCTACACTTGGCACATAAAAAAAGATTTAGGCAAACAAAGGCACATCAATGAAAATACCTAAAGACGCAACGGCTCAACTAGAACGATTACTTGGCAGATTCATAAGGCCCATACCAGACTCCCCCGAGTATCACTCAAGGCTTATCGAAGAACTAGAGATCATTCTCAAACTTCGTTTCGTCGACTATTTCCTAACAATTTGCGATGTACTAACGCTAACCAACGACATTACACATATGACTCGTGGTTCAGCAGGGTCTAGTCTCGTCTGTTACCTACTAGGTATTACAGACGTGGATCCCATAAGATGGCAAATACCGGTAGCACGTTTCCTAAATCCTTTAAGGGATGACTTACCAGATGTGGACATAGACTTTCCACACTGGCAACAGACGGCTGTTATGCAAAGAATATTTGATAAATGGCCCGGTAAAAGTGCTCGCATCAGCAACTATGTAACTTACAAAGAAAAGAGTGCAAAGCGTGAAGCAGCACGACGTTTAGGTGCATCTGGTAATCTCCCACGTGGCTTTAAGTATGAAGATTTAGACATCGACAAGGAAGAAGCAATGAGAATCGAACGTAAACTAATAGGCAAAAAAAGAGCAATATCAAAACACTGCGGAGGTATACTTGTATTCAAACACAAAGTACCTAAAAGTTTAATCAACGCAGACAATCAAATACTACTAGACAAACACGAAGTAGAGGATTTAGAACACCTCAAGATTGATATCCTTGCTAACAGAGGACTCAGTCAACTATTGGAGATTGACCCGGATACTCCACTAGAAGCATATCCGGAACAAGATTATGAAACAGAACAGTTGTTGCGCAGTGGCAACGTTATTGGGGTAACACAAGCAGAAAGCCCAGCAATGCGCAGACTGTTTCGTGCTATACAACCAAAGTCAAAAGCAGACTGTGTGTTTGCTACTGCACTTATTAGACCTGTTGCTACTACAGGCAGACAAAAAGCAAGTTTTTTTCAAGACTGGACTGAACAACGTCTTGAGGATACTATTGTTTATGAAGATGATGCTATCCGTAAAATAGCAAAACTTATCGACTGCGACATGTATGAAGCAGACATGTATCGTCGTGCGTTTGCAAAACGTGACGAAGAACGTGTAATGGAATTCATGGAGAAGATGGGAGAGAGTGAGAACAAGGAACAGATCATTAATGAACTTTATGGTTTGGGCAACTTTGGGTTATGCAGGGCACACGCTGTAAATCTTGGAAGGCTGATTTGGGCATTAGCGTATCAAAAAGCCCACAACCCAAAAGCATTTTGGGCGGCGGCACTGAAACACTGTCAAGGCAGTTGGCGCCGATGGGTACATAAAACAGAAGCAAAACTAAGTGGCTGGGACCTGCGTGACCTTGGCTTCCCTAATGGCATAACTGAAACACCACAGCAACAATACAAACGCTATGGCTATTGGACACAGCCAGAGTTTATGCCCAATATGTTTGTGCAAGAGACCTGGGGCAACAGAGTAAACTTTGCAGGACTAGTTGCTAATGGTCGTGTGTTTAAAGGTGAAAGCGGAAAGTATGTTACGTTTGTTACTGTAGGTATTGCAAATGGTGAATATGTTGATGTAACCATTAAAAAGCCATTTAGTTACAGAGACCATGACGTTATCACAGGCAGTGGTAAAATACGTTGGAACAACGGTAGTGC